TCTTTTAATACTTGTTGTTCTGCGGTAGATTCCTTGTTAGTTTCATAAATCCGTATTGTATTGTTTTTCATTATTGCCATAACAACATAACTATTAAATCCGTTACCTGTTTTTTCACTTATCATCGTATAATATGGATATCCGGTATCTGGATTTGTTATCCTGCCATTTCTTACAAATACTCCGGTTGCCTTTCCTGATGGTTCATATAAAGTTAGGTTAGCAAAAGACCATATAAAATTTCTTTGTTTCCATCCAGGTATGTCATGTAACATAAAACCTTGTTGTACTTGTTTTCCACCAACATCACTTATTATGGGGATGCCAATATCAACAGTGACAACAGATGGACTAAATTTAGCAAATGTGTAATCCGTTGGTGGAACAACATATGCGTTTTTATCACCAGATTCGTTATCATCAATTTTAACTGAATCACCTTTGAATGTTTCTTTTAGTTTTTGTATAGTTTTTTTTCTATGATCGGAATCATCTATTATTACAAAATTTTTTTTATCCATCTTAATTTCTATATTTTATTATTTAAATTTTCCTCGTAAAACTCTTTGATATGGTATACCCAATCTACTGCAAACTGCCATTGCGGCAGCGTGTGTTGCATCTAAATGAGAAACCATTGATTTTAAATCATATGAAGTAGCTTGAGTAGTTATCATCCGTATATCATTATCATCTAGTATTGTATTGACTTCTTTAATTAACTTTGTAGAACGTCTTTCATCTGATTTTATACTATTTAGTCTATCATCATAAACTCTATCATACTGATCAAATATACTTTGTTTAACTTCCGGTTTAATTCGATACATTGGGCGCGATTCTACGGATTTTCCAACACCATAAGTTGTCAATCCTTTTGATTGAACAAACTCATCCCATCCTTTTCCTGGCCTCTGCAATATGTATTTGTAAAGTTGATCAACAGCACGCAATTCGTAATAATTATATCCGATTGCACATATTATATCGTCTGGTGAAAATGCACCACCAAAAGCAAGAATCACATCATCCTCTTTTATCTGAATTGGGTGGTTGTGAGTCAATATTAACTCTGATACACGCCAGTCTGCTATTTTTTCAACTTCTTCTGAAACCGATATAGATCCTTGTTGATAATTTGTTCCCTCCCAAACCACTCTTCCATTAAAATAAGTAACTAATGCATATTCAAACATTTCATGTTCATATTTTTTTTCAAATTCTACCATATTACTTAATTTTGATCCTATACCGCCATCTGGTTTAACCTTTTCTACTGGTGGATTTTTTGATGAATCACTTGCACTTGAAAATATACCAACCCACGGAACTTGAAATGGAACTGATGCCAGTCCTACAATTGCGATTCCAAAATAAGTACCAAATAATGTTAAGTGAAAATCTACGAGAGCATCGAATAATAAATCTACCCATTCATCGAAATTTTCTTTGAATTTTCCAGCAATTTCGTATAATTTATTGGATAATTTATTTGCATCACCACCTAAAACTTTTGTTCCGGATGAACTCGGTGGTCCAGGAGCAGGACCAATACATGGTGGTGGCGGTAATCCTGGAGTAAAAGTTATTTTCGTCCAAAAATTTAAAATACCAACTGCCATTATAGTCCAAGACGGTTTAGTATTTTTCATATCTTCACATTTTTTTACACCATTTAAACAATTCAATATTGATTTTTTTAAATCATTTTTTGCATCACCAAGTGGTGGCAAAAAAACTGATCCAAATGCAGTTTTAGCAGTGTTCATGCATGCATAAACGTATGCATTTGATATTGCCTGAGCGATAGAATCACTTGACTTGGCATTTACTTTACCAATCTCTTTATCAATTGAAAGTTTAAAAATATAATGTTTCATATATTATGTCTTATCTATTGCGCCTTTGCCACTTGACGGCCACCCGAAACGGCATGACCAATATCTTGCCTTGTGTCTTGGTCCAGGTGATTGGCAATTATGACGAGCACGGAATGATTTTCTACGAGCAGCATTACTCTTTTTAATTCGCATTGTTTTCTTTCCACCTTCACCCTTATGACCAAAATTAACTTTTACAACATTTCCATTTGGTTTCTTAACATAAACGGAAAACTTTTTTGGACCACCTGGAGTTCTGAACGGTTTACCGAGAGAAACTTTTCTACCACGATATTCAGCCTCATTCATCATGTTTGGTTCACTTTCTTGTAAACTAAAATGTAATTCTGTTATCTTACCACAAGAATTAGTTGCATATCCTTCAAGTTGATACGATGGGTTATTGATAACTTCTTTTACATTACGATACCCACCACCAGCTGCCTTATATGCTTTAACTAGTGCACCAGATGCATAAGCACTTGGCCACACTTTATATTTTCTTCTGATTCTTGCCTTTATACTATTGTAAAGTTTTTTATTTGTAGGAACTGCTCTTTCAACAATTATGCTTTTCATCTATTTCTCCGTTTACGAATAGGTTTTTCATCGACTATATCATTATCATCCAATTCCTCATAGTAATCAGTATCTTCTATTTTTCTATATTTAGTTGCAAATTGTTCTGATGCTACTGAAAAAAGACTACCGACTACTATGTAAAGAAATCCATCGAATATAAATTGTTCTATCTTTTTATCATAAAAAGTAGACAACACTGCCATAAATATCATAACAAGAAAAGAAAAAAACATCATCATTCTTTTTGATGATAACCTACCTCTTATTCCACTAAAAGTTTCTGAAACAGGACTAAGTGGTTTCAATGTTTTCTCCCAAATCTTCTTCTAACTTTTTAATAAAGTTATTTGTAAATTCTTCAAACTCGTTTTCTATCTTTTTCAAAAGTTCTTCCTTATTCAAAGGAGTTTTCCATTTTTCATTATCACCAAAATCATTTGTAAATTCCATTCGTGATAATTCACTGGCTATCATATCTTTGTCTTTTTCAGCTTCTTTCAACCAAGCAAGAGCATTTTGTTTTACTTTTATTTTTTCATATTCATCCCATTTTCCTTCGAGACGAATTTTATGTTCCATATCTATTACACAATCAAAACACATACCATGAATACGTTTCATTTTTTGATCAAGTTTTTTTGGTATACCGCAAGTGCAAGTTTCTTTTGGACAATTTGGGAATGAGTTTAGATATTCATGTAACTCTTGTTGCCAAACTTTACCAAGTTTTATCGTATAGCCATTTCTTTGTTCCCATTCATTTCCATCAGAATCAAACCATTTATCACCAATTTTTCTTGAAACATTTGATTCTTTGTCTTCTTCGGTATATCCAACGGTAACTTTGTTTTGACTATCATGTTCACCGGCAAGAAGTTTCTTAACATCATCAAGACTTTCAATTTTAATATCCATAACATAACCTTTTATTTTATTATTTCATTGTAAACTTTATTCCAAAATTTTCTTGTTATCATATGTAATGGTCTTAAACCATTTTTATCCTTTTTACTCTCTTTCATTTTACCACGTTTGGTATTAAATTTAGAAACAACCATGTTAAATATCTCAACATCAAACCAACCAAATATAGAAATGAAACGAGATTTCAATTCAGATAATTTTGCTTCTCTATCACTTAATGCCGTTTGAATTGATTTAGAGTTCATTTCGCCAAAGGATGGAATATCATATCGAACATGATTTACTATCATATAATAAACATAAGGATTCTGAATATCTTTGTAAGGCAAATGACTACTACCATTCCACTTCATCAATCTCTTGTAATCTTTTAATTTAGATACATCGTCTTTATCAACTGCATAAATTACAACAGTAGCGTCATCATCAAATTGTTCGATTACATCAGTTGCATGGAATGGTGTATTTGACTTTTGAATATGTTTAACATTATGACGACGCATTATTGCAAACTTTTCATCATATGTTAATGGTTTTTCTATTGGATCTGTAGTATCGTTTGTAACAATAATTACATTATCTTTATCGAACTTACGGCAAATTCTTTCATATTCTTCACGATGATAAATTGCCATCGGTTGAAATTTACCAGGATACAGAACAACAATATCCTTGTCCACTAATTCATTTTCATTGAATATGGTAAGATTCATTTCCTTTATCAATTTGAGAATTTTGTTATTCATTTTATATTTCCGGTTCGTCTGGCCAAATTATATTGTAAGGATCAGATTGTAATGTGACATCACGAAGTAATTGACGATACGTTTGCCACTCTATCTTTTTTTCCGATGTTAATTGTGTATCGACTAATTGTGTCCAATCACATTCTAATAATAATTTGTTTCTTTGGAAACGAATTTGAGACCATTTACTGTTTAATTCGATTTCAATTTCTAACTCTGTTTTTATTCTATACGTTTGTATTTCAATAACTTCTTCTTCGGTTATTTGGTGTAAACTTCCATCGGGAATACCGTTTTCTGGAATAGATGCGGGTTCAAATCTATATGGAAACCAACCATATGATTTTAATGTTTCTTGATCTAGTAAATAAAAATTTGAAATGTTTTTCCAATTCCTTGGCAACACTCTATTACTTTCTTTTACTACACCGTCTTCTACTAATGCATATTTCATCAAACATTCCTAAATTCATTTACATACAAATAAATATCATTACACAACCGAATCCCATAGTTTTTTCCAATCAATATATGGATCAAGTTGTCTTTCATATCCCATATGCAATGCAAGTGATGGTATTGGAGTGAAAAGAGTCATTTCCCAACGCCAAATGTGATTGATTGTAGTTCCCTCTTGAATTTGATTTGCCTCACCCCATTCGGTCATATATTCTGTTGCACAAGTGTAAAATCTACTCCAAAATTTACGGACAATTTCTGGATTACACATAAAAGTAAAAGTAGCATATTTGTTTGTTCTCCAATGTCTATTTTTACCAAGAACAATTCTTGATTCATCTATAAACTTTGCCATGTAATTATCTGGATCATCGTATGGATGAATTGCAACTTCTGATCCTAAATTTTTCTTAAATGTTGAGTATGCATCCACCATTTCAACTATTGATGTTGGATAGTGTAGGTAGTCATCTTCAACAAAATAAACCAAATCTGCAGTAGATGAACGACCTCTATCGAATTGAGCATGACCAGAGGAGTTCCATCCACGTAATTCTAATGGATTAAATTCATAAGTATGTCTTGATGTTTTGAAAATTTCATGTAATGAATCTATCAGTTTTTGTGATGAATGATCATCAAACCAAACAAAATGAATTTTTCCGTCATATTGTTCCGCAGACTGAACCAATGATTTTACACATTTGATAACCAATGTTGTTTTATCAACACCACAGTATCTTGGAGTTGGATTTGCATGAATATCTATAAAACTATGTGTTCTTAAAACAATATCTAAACTCAATTTATTCGTATTCATTATTTAACATAACCTTCTGCTAGTTTAGTAAGTTCTTCCCGAATTTTTGTGAATGGTGCATCCCATTCACCATATTTTTCTTGTCTAAATAATTTTACAGAATCATACCAATTAGATGTATCACCAGGAACAACCCATGTGTAATATGGCATGATAGGTGTAACTACCCATGTTGGTTTTCCGATAGCTCCTGATAGGTGAGCAACTGATGTACATGATGTTATTATCAAATCACAACCAGCAATTATATTAGCAGTTTCATCCCAACTTTTCATTTGTTCACGCATATCACCAAACGGTAATCCGTCTACAAGATTTTCATCTCTTTGCAATGAATAAAACGTTGTATTCGGAATATCGTGAAGACCAATCATCAATTCTGGTGGAAATCTTCGGTGTTGTTCGTCTTCAAATTCTGGAGAACCACTCCAACGGATGCCAACTTTAATATTATTCGGTTTTGAGAATAATTTTCTTGATTCTGTTGGGAAAATAAAAGGAGAACCATCCAAATCATCATATTCCATTCCAAGAACATATGGAGCAGACATAGCAGGAACCCAATAATCATAATGTGCACACATAATAACCTCATTATCAACACAAATAAATCCATGTCTTGAAAATAAAGGTTTCAATTCGGATGCACATGATACTAAAACTCTAGCACCCATTTCTTGAAATCTTTTAGCAAAACGAAAATTCATTATTTGATCACCAAATCCACCTTCACATCTAAAAAGCAATGTTTTATTTTCAAGTGGTTCGTCTTTCCAAATCTTTCCAGAAAGTGCAGGAAGACCAAATGTGTTGATAAATCTACCATAATTTAGATGTTCAAACGCTTTCATCATATTACCATGACGCATTTCATGCCATCCCAAATTAAAAAGAACCCTCAAATCATCCTGTGGTTGTTCTCGTAAAATTTTTTCACTTATTTCTGGTTTTCCATCTATAGCATACTTCAATGCAATATCTAATGGGTGCATTTCTTTATCATTCATATCAAAACCTTTTTATTTTTATATGTAACTAACAAATATACAAAATTTATTCGTAATAAGCAAATTTAAGTATATCTTTTTATTAAATGAGTTATTACACCATAATCAGATGCAGATACCCATGTATTCAATGTTCCAACTTGTGTTGGTGATGATCTGTAAATCGTATCACCAAATCCACCTTGACCAACATTATTCATTCCCCAAAACCAAAGCGTTCCATCTGTTTTGGTAAAAGTAACATTTCCACTGTCTGGACTTGTTAAGGTTTTCCAATCGGAATCAGTTCCAACTTGTGAATATGTATTTATATTCCATCTCCAAAGTGTTCCGTCTGTTTTTATACCCCAGTTTACAGTGTAATCTCCATATTGCGAAGTTACACTAGCCCAATTTGTTTCAGTTCCGAGTTGAACGGGTGATGATCGTATACCCCAAACTGATCCATCAGTTCTTTGTAAAACACCACCTGCAAAAATTTTGCTCCAATTTGTATCATTTCCAAGTTGAACGGGTGATGATCTATTTATTAAATCAGTAGAACGTCTTCCCATTGCAAGATTATTTGTATCTGTAGCGGTTGTGAAATAACCTG